CCTGTGTAAATCTCGTCTCTAATCTGAGTATTTAAGTTAATAAATCTATCATCTTGTCCGTTAGGACTTAATGGTGTTACCTCAATACCTGAATCTTTATCCTCATTAAAACTTAATATAGGGTCTCCAGCTCTATCTCCTCCGTGCTTTGTAGCTTTCCATCTCTCCTCTATTTGAGCTTTTTGATTCTCGCTTGGCTCACCTCCGTAAAAGTTAACTAATACCCCTGCACTAAATCCTTCTCTTACATTATTATAAGTAAAGTTTCCAATCTCATAATCAGCCGCAATATAAGGTATTGCACCAATATACTCAGGTAGTGGATAGTCTCCTAGATTTGGTCTATAATCTTTATAATAAACTAAGTACTTTTTATCATTATCTAATTCTGACCAGTCCCAAGGAAACTCATGAAAGATTTGAAAATCTGGGTTATCTTGTGGCTTTCTATTTGACCAATCACAAGTATAAGCGTACACCCTAGGCTTCACTGTTCCGTCTTCGTTATACTCTTTTTTCTTAACTCTAATTTTACTAAAATCTAAATGGTGAGCCATTCCAGAATCTCCCTTTTTATTAGGTATCATCTGAGCCGCAAACCCTCCAAATATTACTCTATCAAGTGATAAGTCCCTTGTTATTTTAGAAGACTCCAACTCTGCTATAAATGCTTGTGCTTTTAACTTAGTATTTAAGTCTTGTTTCTTTTCCTCTGTCTTGTAATTTACACCCCAACCTTCACCAACAATGTAAGTATTCTTGCCGTTGATAATAGCGTTATTCTTAGCACTTGAATTATAAAGCCATATTAAATAATCCCCGTATCGGTTTCTCCAGGTTCTATCTTCCTTATCATAGCCCCATACAACCCAATCGTTACCCTTTTCTTCTTTGAACTCAGGAACTTTATGAGCGGCAAAATCCATCAACTTTCCGCTTCTACCTAGAAAATAATTATAATGTCGGGACATGAGCTTTGTATGTTATTGTTATTTGGTGTGCGTTATATTGAGAAACCTCATCATTAAAGATGTTACAGGTTCCTCTGTGTACTACATTTTCAGCAAGTGCAGGGTCTAAATTGGTTGTACTTGTTTGCTCCCAAACTGTTACATGGTACCTTCCTACATTACCCAAAATAAGCGAAGAGTTTAAAGGGTCGTCTACTCCTAATGTAATATTGAATAGATTACTTCTTTCTCTCGCTGGGCCTGCTACAGATACATCTTGACAAATCGCATAGTATTTTACTTTTGTTTGGTCGTTCTGCCATTCAAATAAATATACCGGATTGCTTAAAGTTGTATCTTCTGCAAGCGTTAAAGGTACGTTATTATTAGTCGTTGCCTTCTGTAGATTCACTCTTTTTCTTCTTTGATTTAAAGATGTCAAAGCCTAATTCTTTATAGTGCTTGAACATTCTTTTATCATTTACAATGGTGTGCGTTATCGTCATGCCGTTTTTGGCTTTTGCCGTCATAACATTACCAATACATTCTTCTCTTAATTCCATAATGTAAATATACAAAAAAGGGGGTTTACTCCTAAGAATAAAAACCCCTTTGTTATTATGCTATAGTTAACCCTGAAACAACTGTTGCATCAACAGTGTAAGGATAGTTTTTTTCTTGTGACGTGAATGCTAATTGATAACCATTTTGCTCACCAACTAAAACACCTGTTTGAGAACCGTTTGTTCCTCCCATCTTTTCCGCTCCACTATCTAATCCCATGATATGGTAAATATCGTTTTGGTCTTGATAGATAACTACTACTGGATTAGAAGTAAGTAACTTAAGTTCTACATTCTTAACATTAGATAGTTTATTCATCATAAAACTAAGAACAGTTTCTTCAAACGTAGTTCCCAACAAAGGGTCATGGTTCTCGGTTGTAACTGCTCCAGCGATATTCTTTTTAACCTCATATCTATAAAAGCTTGTTGCAGCTTCTTGAGTTAATGATGTTACTTCTCCGGCTGTTATTGTTTTAGCTGTGATATTAACCCAAGGAGCAATCAAAATTGAACCCTGCTTAATACCTCCAATGCTGTCATCACATTCGTATGTAAATCCCTGTGTTAAGGGACATGGTGCTACTGCCATAATTTAAAGTTTTAAAAAAGGGGGAATCTCACCCCCTAATATTATTAATTATGCTGAAGTGTACTCAACGATTTCATTACCAAATGCATATTGAACTCCTCTTTTGAAAGTAATATTCATCTTGTTAACTCTGTCGTCTTTAGAGTACCATACATCTAAGTTGTCTTCATCTGAGTCTCCATCCATACCGATAGTAATGTTTGAATCTCTTGTAAGAATCATTCTTTCATCTCCAGCCGCTCCTGGTAAACCAACAGTCTTTTGGATTCTTACTGATGTTCCGTATAATGTCTCAATCCCGTCTTCACCTTTAAAGTGAAATAAGTTTGCGTTTTTAAGTGCAATAACATAATTTTTATAAACTGAAGTAGGAACCCATAAAGTTAAGTCTGTAGCTTCCGAGATATTATCTGGAATTAATGCCCACATATCATCTAAAACATCTAAAACATTTGCTGAAGTGATAGCCGCAACAGAACCAGTATTACCTGCAACAGTTGTACCATCAGCATCAACAATCTTTAATAGACCGTCATAGTATGATAAGTTATTAGTTCCTGAAAGTGTATCTCCTTGAAAGTCTGAGATAGTTAATTGATTCTGAACCGCGTTCATTTTCTTTTCCATCCAAACTCTCTCAATGTCTCCAGGGATAACTTCTTCACCTGCTGCACCTTTTTGAACCATTGTCTGTGTCCAGAATCCGTTTAAATCCTTAACACATAAGTCTTCATTGATTTGGATTGCTCCAACTGTGATAGTTCTTTGTGTAAATGTAGTTGTGTCTGCTCCAGTTCTTGAACAAGCATCAGCCTGAAAAACAACATCAGTAGATAAAAATTGTAAATGAGAAGAACCTTTAATCCCTGTTTGGATATTTGCTCTCTCTGCCAAACCTCCAACCGCTTGCATTTGTGCGATTAATGGAAAGTCTTGGTCTTCAATGTAAGCCGATAAGGCTGTTAAATCAAATGCCATAATTTATTTTTTTGCTTTAATTTCTGTGTGAAAATAATTCTTCGGCTTCTCTTGTCCGAATGCTTTTTGTTTTGCCTGTACCGGCTTTTCTTTTGGCTCTTCTCCTAGTTTTTCAAATAGGGATAAAACCTCTGTCATAAACTCAACTTTCTCAGCCTTCTCATTAGAAAGTGCGTCTGTTAAGTCCTCAACTTGCTTATTGAATTTTGCCGTTTCCTTTTGTACTTCTTCAGCTACCGCCTCTTTAAATACTTTTTCAGTTACGATTGATTCAATAATTCTTTTTGCTTCTTTTACTTTATCGTCTTCAGATAACTCTTCAGTTACTTCTTCCTCTTCTTCTCCTGGTGTATTAACAGCAGCAATTAAGCCAGCCTCTTCAACTACGATAATTCTACCGTCTTGAAGTTCGTATTCACCAACAGGTAAAGGTTGAGCAATCTCATCAGCCATTACAACAGCAGCAGCTCCAACTTCAACAGAAGGTTCTACCATAATCATTGTACCGTCTAATAAAGCAATGTCTTCAAATTTTTCTCTGTCAAACTCTACTTTAGATTCTACTTTAACTTCTTCTTTTGTATCATCTACAATGTCAGATTTATTTAAGTTGAACTTTGCAAGCAGACTTGAAACATCTTCTTTTAAACTCATAATTATTAATTTCTTTTATTTATAATATATTCCTGTTTTAATTTTGTAACCTATTTAGCGTATTTCTTAAATATTGATTCTAACTGAGTAGTGAAATTCTCTTGAAATAATCCCTCTACTGAGAACCCTTTAAACGTTCCATCTAATACAGATTTCCAAACCTTGTCATTTTCTACTTTCATAGATATAAACCAAGAACCATCAGCCTCTTGATTAAATTTATCTGGGGCTTTTATTCCTCTCTCTGAGTCTATTAAAAAAGATTCAAAAACATAAACACCATCTTGAAAAGCTCCTGTTTTGTGGTCTAAGTTTGTGTTCTTAGTTAAGCCATTTCTCATGAAGTTTAAAGCAATCTTATGAATTGATTCTTTTCTAAAGACCACATGATACTCTCCACGTTCGTTGTCTCTTCTAAATATTGGTAAATCTGCTATCATAGCATAACCACTCACAATTCTTTTATCTTTTGATTGAACTTGAAATTGTTGTTTAACTTTATCAAACGCAATCCAATCGCTTTCGATTGCTGGGTGGTCTACTAAAGCAACTTGAAAATCCAACTGCTCCCCGTCTGCTATTTCTAATTCTATTAATTCCATACTTTATAATATAATGTTGAATTGATTTTGTAACCTATCCAAAAGTTGCTTGCTGTTCAATAACGTCTACACTTTTAATTCCTTCTGTTATTGCCTCGACTACAACTACTTGATTAGGCTGTTCATTTAATAGTGTACTACCTTCTTGAATTGTATCAATAGGCGCGTTCTGTGTTGCTCCTCCGGCGGCTTCTTCTATTGTTGCCGTGTCACTTGCAACGCCTGCATCAATGCTAGAGCCTGAACCAAGGATTTTAGTGGCTTGTGCTACTCCTGAAAGAACAGCGGAAACTCCTGAAATGATAGCCGCTAAGTTGGCGGGGAATACTAAACCAGCACCCGCAGCAACAGCGGCACTAATACCTCTAGCTGTATCTATGGCTACTTGAGCTAGTGCAAATGCTTTTTTTCTTTTTTCTTGTTGCTGTAATAGTTTTAATTCTTTTTTTGTTAGCTCACCCTCAGAAGCTAATTTTCTTTTATTAAACTCCTCTAAATTTTTTAATTCTGAATCACTTAATTTTTTTTTGTTTTTTATTTTTTCTTTAATTCCTGCAATATCTTTTTCTATTGCAAACTCATTCAATTCATTTATTCTGTTGTTTTTTTCTTCTATTCTTTCCAGTTCTTTAGAGTGGAATATCGTATTAATGCTTTCCGCAGCTTTTACTAAATTCTCTGCACTATCTATTGCGCTTTGAATTTGTGCCCTTCTTTTTTCTTCTCGCTCTTGGTCTATTTGCTCTTGTTTTTCTTTTTCTTCTTGAGCAAATCTGTCTCTTATTTCTGCTAAAGCTGTTAATTGAGCTTCCTCTAGAATAGCGGTATCTTCTCCGAATTGCTGCGCCTGTTCTATTAAGCTAAAATATTTGTTTCTTACAGCATTCTCTTCTTGTGTTTGTTTGTCTAATTGAGAATCTAAAAACTCATTTTCTAACTTTTCTTTTTCCTCTAGAAATTTTGATAGTGTGTCTACTTGTTTTTTCTTAGACTCCTTATCAATCATCTCCTTAGTATCAGCTACTTTCTTAGAACCTTTGATTTGAAAGTCAATCATTTTAGCCTCGGAAAGTATAATAGCGTTGTTGGCTTTTTCTTGTAGTTCTTGAGATTCTGCTAACAATGCCTCCAAGTCAATACCTTGACCTTTCATCTGGGCAATAAAATCTTCTCGTGATTTACCAGATAGAACAAACAAATCTTCGTAGTAGGCTGTCCATTCGGCAATCATTTCGTTGATTATCCTAGACTGTTCTTTGTTAAAGTCTATATTATCTTGAAGTTTTTGTTTAGTTAATTCTCTTGAACTTTTACCAAGTAGATTATTAACCTCTATTTGAAAATCAAAGTCTTCTTGGTCGTTCTTATGCTTTGCCTCTAAAGCGTCTCTCTCTTCTTGTAAGTCGTTTAATCTTGCTTTGTGTTGTTTGGCTATCTCCTCTTGTTGGCGTGTTCTCTCTTCAAATGCTTCACGCTCTAACATTGAGTTAGTTTTAATCGCGTCCGCTTCTGCACCAAAGAACTCTAAAACTGAATTTAAAGCACCAACAGCCATGTCTCTAAGCCAGATAAAGAAATCGCCAACAGACTCAACACTATTGCCTAATACAGCAAACAAAGCAATTAAGGCCGTTATACCAGTAATGATTAACCCTATAGGATTAGCCTTCATGACAGCGTTCATTATCTTTTGTGCGGTTGTCGCTTTACCTGTTGCAACTGCTTGTGCTACTGTTGCCCTGGTAAATAGATTGGTGTTTATAGTTCTAATCTTTAAACCTATTGCGCTTTCATCTGATAGTAAATTAGCAACAGATTGCAGGCCATTCATAACGCCTTGAACGGCTATCATCTTTTGAATGGTCTTTGTCACCTCTTCGTTTTCCGTACCTAATAAAGCCTGTACACTCATGGCAGTCTGAGCGGCCGCCCCCATTGCTTGAAGTGCTTGAACTCCTACTTGTAGTTTAGGAAAATCTGCCGACATTGCTTTAATCGCAGCGTTGGCATTATTCATCTGGTCTTTGTATTTACCAGCTTCAGCGGCTAATTGTTGAAACTCAGCAGAACCAACGTCGCCAATTTCAGCCATTTGGTTTTGTAAGTCTCTTAACTTCTGACGTACATCTATCGTTACGGTGTCCGTTTTCTTTACTGAGTCCGCAAGTTTATCTCCTGACTTAGACGCCTTCTCTAAATCCTTACCAAATTCTTTAACCGTTTGAGAGCCCTTACCGCCTTCAACATCAATTACTATTTTTACTTCTTCTGCCATTAGTAGTTGTTAGTTACGTAGT